GGTAAAAGGACGTAAGTCGAATACTACGATGACAGGGAAGAGACCAATCGAGGTCAAAGCTAAACAAAAGAAAATGCAGAACCTAGCTATGGTATATGCACAGACTATGGATACTGATGATACTATAGCAAGAGTATGCGGAGACGTTAGTCCTAATGAAGATAGAAGGATTAAACGATACATGAGAACGGAGGTTTTTAAAGGAATGGTTAGAGACGAATTAAGTAAATTGCTTTCAGAGCATGGTTTAACCGAAAACTATACTCTTGATTTATTAGAAAAAACAATAACCATGGCTAGCAATAAAGGCGATGTGACTAATCTTATGAGAGCAATAGAAAATCTGCAAGATATGCACGGTATGAAAGACAAGCATCTTGTTAAGACAACAGATACATTAGAAGCTACTTCTACTGTTAAGCTTATTGATGAGCTTAGAGAAGAAGAACAAAAATTAATGGCAACTAGAACAAGTATAAAAGAGGAGGAATAATGCCTACAGTAAACGGAAAAAAATACGCTTATACGCCTAAAGGTAAAGCGGCAGCAAAGAAAGCAAAAGCTAAAATGATGAAAAGCATTAATAAAAAAGGTTTAAAAAAGAGAACTTCTTACGGTGGCTAGTCCAGCATGGCAACGAAAAGAAGGTAAGAGCCCTAGTGGGGGACTGAATGCCAAAGGCAGGGCATCTTATAAAGGTGGTACATTAAAAGCGCCTGTTACTCAAAAAAACCCCAAAGGCAAAGCTAAAGCTAGAAGAAAAAGTTTTTGTGCTAGAATGTGTGGAATGAAAAGAAGACTTACTAGTGCTAAAACAGCAAATGACCCTAATAGCAGAATAAACAAAGCCTTGCGTAAATGGAATTGTAATTGCGGAAAAGAAAGGGCAAAAACCTTAAGCAAGTAATGGATTACGATGAATAATATAGAAGATAGAGTTTTAAATAATATGAAATTTAGACAAGTATTTAAAGACAACCTTTTAAATAACCCTTGGCTTTTAAACTATGAAAAAGGCTATACTGATATTCCAGAAAAAGCAGGTGGTGGACAAGGGACTGTTTATACTATGCATGATAAAACTGGAAAAAACCAGTATACTGTTAGACCTAGTATTATGGAGGATGAAGAAGGAAACCTTCAGTTTTACGGAGACAGTGCTTGGAATATAGCTGGAGATAGAGGATATGGAATTACATTTTCTTCAGACCAAGAAGCTCAAGATTTTTCTGAATGGTTATCAAAACTTCATGAAATGAGTATAGAAAATCAGCAATCTTACGAATTGTAATGGATTACGAAGCTCAGCACGAAGAATTACGTGCTTTACAAAAATTACGGAACAATATGGCGTTGTTTGGAAGGTACTGCTTCCCGACTGCCCTCCGTAAGCATACACCCCCGTTCCACCACGAAGTGTATTCTGCTTTAGCTGACGACGACGAAAAGAGAGTGTTAATAGCTGCCCCTAGGGGAACGGCTAAGAGCACTGTTACCACTCTCATTTATCCTTTATGGAGATTGGCTTTTAAAAGAAGTGACGAAGATATGTTTATGGTTATCATATCAGAATCACAAGCTCAGTCAATAAACTTCTTATCAAGAATCAAATATCATTTAACCCATAGTCAAAACTTTAAAAATACATTTGGAGACATGGGGCCAAATACTGCTCAAAGATGGACTCATACAGATGTAGTGCTAGCTAATGGAACTCGTATTATAGCAGTTGGTACAGGCCAAAGAGTTAGGGGATTTATTGAAGGAGATACTCGTCCTAACCTTATTATAGTAGACGACTTTGAGTCAGAACTTAATGCATTTACTCCAGAAGCCAGAGCTAAGAACAGAAAATGGATGACAGAGGCAGTTATTCCGTCATTATCTGATGACGGTAAGATATGCATGATTGGCACGGTAATATCTGAAGATTGTTTCTTGTATTGGGCTAAAGAATCGGAAACATGGAAAGTATTATGGTTTTCTATATGGGACGAAAATAAGAAAAGTATATGGCCAGAAAGGTTTCCTAAAAGCAGGATACTAGGAATAAGAAAGGAGTTTGAATCAGTAGGTAACTTAAACGGATTTTTCCAAGAGTACATGAATATAGCACAGTCTCCTGACAATGCTCCGTTTAAACCTGAGTGGGTAAAAATGCACCATTACGATTACGAAAGAATCGATGGTCAAAACTGTTTAACAAGGATTATAGACGATGAAAAAAAGATTATACCAGTTGATATCTATTGTGGTGTTGACCCTGCCAGTTCTCTTTCTGCTAGGGCTGACTTTTTTGTTGTGGCTACTATTGGTGTTGATTCTGACAATAATAAGTACGTTATCGATATTTATAGAAACCGTATATCGCCAGCTGAACAACCTCAAATCTTAATTGATAAGTTTAAAAAGTATAGGCCAAGAAGAATGAAAGTAGAGACTGTTGGGTATCAAGAAGCACTAAGAGTAGCTGTAAGAGATTTAATGAGAGAAGAAAATTTATACATACCAGGGTTAGAGTCAGGTGTTAAGCCTAGAAACTCTAAAAGCGAAAGACTTATGTCATTAGTTCCAATGTTTGCAAGGAAGCAATTTCATTTTAGACCAGAGGATATAGAAGCTCAACAAGAGTTTTTATCTTACCCTAAAGGAAAGCATGATGACATTATGGATGCGGTATGGACTGCACTAGATAGACATAAGCCTTGTAGGGTAAAAACCTTTGAAGAAAATAGCAAAGATACCAGTCTAACGAAAAAAGTGTTGGATTGGATGACAATGTAACGTATATTAGGGATAAAAATTATGCCAGAAAACGACATACCATATAATGACAATAATACAAAGCCCGCTCACGACGAGCGTGATTTTGTTAATGAAACGATAGATATATACCAAAGATACTCTAAGAAAAGAGATGATTGGGCTGTTGAAGCTAAAGAAGATAGAGAGTTTAGACTAGGTAAGCAGTGGACTACAGAACAAGCTGATGTTTTAAAGAAAAGAGGTCAAGCACCTATCGTTGTAAATCGTATACATCCTGCAGTAGAAACTGCTAAGGCAATGATTACAGCAAATAGACCTTCTTTTAGAGTTGCTCCTAGAGAAGACTCTGATAAAAAGGTGGCAAATGTTGTAAGTTCTTTACTTTCATATATGTATGATATATCTGATGGTAGAAGTATTATAAGAAAAGTAGTTGATGACTACTATGTTATGGGGCTTGGGTTTATACAAGTTTATCAAGACCCTATGAAAGATATGGGTAAAGGTGAAGTATGTATGCATGACCTAGACCCATTAGATGTATATGTTGACCCTAATAGTCAGCATAAGTTTTTTGACGATGCAGAAAATATTATAGTATCTAGATTATTTACTAAAGACCAAGCTAAAAAACTATATCCTATGTATAAAAAAGATATAGAAGATTCTAATAGCGAACAAGATTGGAATGCTCCAGAAACTGGTAGAAACTTTGATGGTAAAGTGCATTTTCCAGAAGATGTAGGTACTCTAGACAATACTAATTATGTTAGAGGTTATGAAAGGTATTACAAAAAGCATGTAAAAGAATATAGAGTTTATGAAAACTTTTCAAACAAAGAAGATGTTTTAAATGATGAAGAGTTTGCTCAATATGTACAAAGACCAGCTTGGATTATACAAGGTCAAATTGTACCAGATGAAAGACAAGCTCAAGCTATAGTAAAGCAACTACAAGAGCAAGAAGAGCTTAGGCAAATGCAAGAACAAATGCAAGCTAAGGCTGAGATGGATAGGATTGGGTTAGATGCTAGTGCACAGTTACCACAGCCATCTAAAAGAGAAATACAAGTTGAAGAAGTAACTTTTGCAGATTTAATAGAACAGGGCGCTATAGAAATGGTGCAAGTTTTAATGTGCAGAGTGCATCAATGTGTAGTAATAGGAGACAAACTTCTATATAAACGTATTTTACCTATAGAGGAATACCCTATAATACCTTTTATTAATATACATACTAGAACACCTTATCCAGTTAGCGATGTAAGGCTTGTTAAAGGTATGCAAGAATATATAAATAAAACAAGGTCATTAATAATAGCACATGCAACTACTAGTACAAATACAAAAATACTTGTTCCAGAAGGTAGTGTTGATATGGCTGAGTTTGAACAAAAATGGGCTCAACCTGGTGTGGCAATTTCTTATGACCCGACCGATGGCGCTCCCATGGCTGTACAACCATCTCCATTACCTAACGAGCTTTATCAAAATGAGATGACAGCCAAAAATGATATAGACCATCAGTTAGGTATATACGAAATGATGCAAGGCAATACAGCTTCTGCACCTCAAACTTACAAAGCTACTATAAGTCTTGATGAGTTTGGTCAAAGAAAAATTAAATCTAAATTAGCTGATATAGAAGCTGGTTTAACAAGAGTAGCTCAAGTAGCTATTCCATTAATGCAGCAATTATATAGTACTAAAAAAGTATTTAGAGTTGTTCAGCCAAATAACTCTATAAATGATTATGTGATTAATCAAAAATTAGTTGATGATAAAACTAATGAGATAAGGATATTTAACGATATTACTGTTGGTAAGTACGACGTTATATGCGTAGCAGGTTCAACACTTCCGTCTAATAGATATGCGGAACTTGAATTTTACAAAGATGCATTCTCGATGGGACTTATTGATAGACAAGAGGTCTTGAAGAAAACTGAAGTGTTTGATGCTGAGGGTGTTCAGCAAAGAATGGATACTATTGCAAAACTCAATCAAGCATTACAAGGTGCTCAACAAGAAATCAAGAAACTTAAAGGTGACTTGCAAACCAGAGATAGAGAAGCTATTAACTTACGCAAAAAAGCTGAAGTTGAAAAATTCAAGGCAGACCTTGATAAGCTTTCTAATAAATCATCTGCTGCAAGCTCTTTATACGAAAAGCGATTGGATGACGTTCTTGCTGGCGTTAAAAAGCAAGTAACAGATTCAATAAAAGAAGACAAGAAACCAGCTTTACCCTCCAAGAGAGGCAAGCAAAAAAAACAGGAGAAATAAATGATAGATAATCAAGGAACAGATACCTCTCAAAGTGCAAATAGTATGTTTGACGAAAGTGTGTTTACGGACGCACCAGCGCCTCAAGCAGAAACGCCAGAGAGCTCTGCAGATAATACATTAACTCCAACTGATGCGTTTACAGAACCATCTGGAGAAGAGGCCCCACAAGAGGCACCCTCACAGGAGCAACCTAAGCCGTTAGAGAATAAAAATGATGATACAAGGTATCAATATTGGCAATCTCAAGCAGCTAAGAGAGATAACGAACTTAAACAGACTCAGGCTCAGCTACAACAAATGCAACATATGATACAACAGAATGTAGCTCAACAGCAACAAGAGCCTGTTGAAGAGTTTCCTCCACCTCCAGAAAGACCTGCTAAACCACGAAACTTTAATAGGCAAGAAGCTTATGAAGACCCTAACAGTGAATCTGCTAGGTATTTAGACGATATTGATGAATGGAGAGATAATACTGATGAGTATAATCAGTTAAAAAGTGAGTATGACAATGCGCTTGTTCAAGAACGAATGCAAAAAATGGAAGAACAAAGAACTCAGACAGAAAGAGTTAGGCAAGCTAGAATACAGCAAGCTAGACAACTTGAGTCTGTTTCTCAACATGTTCAAAGTCAATACGGCATGACAGCTCAAGAAACTCAAGGTTTTATCGAAACCATGTCAAACCCATCGTCTATAACAGTAGATAATCTAGTTCAGTTGTATCGTATGCAGAAAGGAATTGGAGCTACAGCGCCTGCTCAAGGGCAGCCTGCTCAGCCTTCAGCTGCTTTCCAGCAAACACAGAGAGCACAAGCTGTGCCGTCTCCTATGGGAGTTCAGCCTACAGCAAATAATGCTGCTCAAAATGTAGACCCAGCTGACTCGATTATGGATAACATGATATCGGATTTTAAAAGTAAAAATCCTTGGTAAACATCCCGTATGGGGCACTTGTCTTGAAGGCGAAAGCAGTTGATAGATTAAGTGTTAATTAGGAGAAGTCTAAAATGGCTAATTTCACAAGTATCAGCGGTGGAGCCGCTGGAAGTGGCGTTTCTTTAGACAATAACCGTAGAGTCTTTAATTTTGGGGAAAGAGTTGCAGAACTAGCTCCTCAACAGTCTCCATTTTTTGTATATCTATCAAAAGTTGCAAAAAAGGCGACAAATGACCCTGTGTTTAAGTTTTTAGAACAACGTCATCAATGGCAAAGAAGAAATTTCTTTGTATCAACAGGTGAGGATTGGGACCCAGGTACAGTAAGTGCAGGAAGTGCAGTTGCTGCTGGAACTGATTTACACATTTCATGTAACTACACAAAAGATGGTAAAATATCTTCATCAGAAGAAGAATGTTTTTACATCGTTCCAGGACAAGTTCTTGCCATCTATTCAGATGGTGATAGCAAAGTTTATCGATTTAAAATCGATGAAGAGGCAACTGTAACAACTAACGACAATACAGCAGCAGGTAATGGTAAATATATCAATCACGATGCTACTAATGGTCATACAGAGATTACAGGTGAATCTTTAATCGCTATCGATGCTGTTGCTTCTGGTGCAGATATGAATGCTGGTCAAAAAGGTCAAGTAATTGGTACTGCATGGACAGAGGGAACTGATAGTCCTGTGGGCTGGGAAGACATTATGTCTGATTCTGAAGGATATTGTCAGATATTTAAAACTGGCATGAATATCTTTTCTGGCACAGCTCTTGCAACAGAGTACAGAGGTGTTAAAAATGAATTCCAAAGAATCTGGCAAGATAAGCTAATGGAGCATAAAATGGATATGGAGCAAGCATTTTTGTTCGGTCTAGGAAATGCTACTGCTGGCGCTACCGCTGCTAGATATACTCATGGAATAATACCTTATACAGAAGCTAATGGTAAAGTTTATAATATGACTTATGCCTCTTCTGGATACGACGCTTTCTTAGATGCAATGGAAGATTATTTTGCACCTGAAGGTGGAAACTCTGGCAACAAACTAGTGTTAGCTTCAAGAAAAGTAATTACTTACTTAAATAAATTAGGTAGTGGTTCTTTTATGAACAATTCAGTTGGCTCATCTCAATATAAACTAGACGTTAGTAATATCCCTGGAGCTTTCGGGCATCAAGTGACAGTTGTAAATACTATATTTGGTAATTTACATTTTGTTGCTGAACCTCTATTAAGAGGACCTTGGGAAGATTACTGCGTTTGTGTAGATATGAAAAATGTAGCTTACAGGCCATTAGTTGGTAATGGTGTGAGTAGAGATACTTTTATTGAAACTAATATTCAGAACCCAGGAGTTGATGGTAGACAAGACCAAGTTATTACTGAAGCTGGTCTTGAAATAAGCTTACCAGAAACTCATGCTGTTCTGAAGTTTAGTTAAGGAGGTATCTTATGGCATTTACATACGCAAAAGAAGACGGTTACATTAAAGCTACGGAAACTATTACTGTTGCTGCTAATTCTAGTGGTGGTGCTGTAGAAACATCTGGAAGTTCGCTTCCTTGTACTGGAGCTAAGATAGTTTTAGCTCAGGCAGATGAAGATACAAACATTACAGCTAAAGTTCAGTATACAATGGATTCTGGGCAAGATGTAACTGTTGGCGGAGTAGGTGCAGACCCTTCGGCTGCATTATCTTCTAGTTCGCAAACTTGGTATGATGCCAAGGCGACAGAGGGTGACGCAGAAACTGGCTTAACAGCAGATGATACTCTTGAAGCATTTTTCTTACCGAAGAATGCACAATATGTCAAGATTGTTATGATAGCTGCTAATGGCTATGGTGGAGGCTCTGAAGCTACCGAGCTTTGGCTTGATGGAGTTAAATCTGATTTAGGATTTAGCATAAGCGGTATTGGTACCGACCCATCATAATAAGTGGTAAGATAATCGTAAGGGGGCTTCGGTCCCCTTACATTAATTTAATGGAGAAAAAATGAGTGATTTAACAATAACACATGCTGGAACTGCAATAACTCAATTGCGCCCTGGTATGACTTCAACCAATCAAAGGTTGAATGAAATGAAGACTAAAGTTTTTTCAATTACTCCAACTACAGCAACTGCAGAAGCAGGAGCTAATGAAGTAATATTTCAAGCAGATGAATTAGCAAATTTTATGTCTGTAAAAGGTGGAACTGCTATTATCCAATCTATTACATTATTAGATGACAATGATTTTGGTGAAACAATTGATATAGTTTTTATGGATGATAGTTCATTGCTTGATGCAACTTCTGATGGAGGTAGTGCAATAGATGGGCCTGATGGAACTGCTGATAATATTCTAGGAGTAGTTACAATAAGTAATTACTTTGATGGCGTAAATTGGAAATTTGGGCAAAAAGATAATATAGGTCTTGTTATAAAAGCAGTAAGCACTACAAGAAGCGTTTGGTTATCTGCAGTAAATAGAGGCACTGCAAGAGATTGGGATACAGACGGCTTACATTTGAAAATAGGCTATATACAAGATTAATGTTAGGCAGTAGAAAAGTTACTGTATTAGGTGGTGATAAGTTTAGAGATGAGTATTCATTAGCTTTTGACGGAACTGATGATGAATTAGATTGCGGAGATATTTCAGTATTTGATGGGTTAAGCGATTTCAGCATATCAACATGGATAAAAGTGGATGCTTCAGCTACTGGAACCAATCCTATCCTTAGTAAAGGTAGTTATAACGCTGACGGAGCAGCCTTTCATTTAAAGTACAACCCAGATTCTAGCTCTGGAAGAGTAAGTTTTTCAGTTGAAAAAAATTCCGACGAAAGTGATGGTGAAGGAATTTATGGATATAAAAATAGCTTAGGAACTTACCTTGATGGAAAATGGGCTCATTTTACAGTTTCGTATTCAAATACAAATAATTCTTTAATTTTTTATATAAATGGGGTTGAAATAGCTAATTACACAGAGGGGTCAACAGACACCATGAGCTCTGCATCTGGTACTTTTATAGATATACCAACGCAAAGCAGTAGAGTTCAGATTGCAAGTGGCTTTAATGGCAATATATCTGAAATGGCTACTTACAATATTGCATTGACACAAGCTCAAGTTAAAGATATTTATAACGGCCAAGAGCCTTATAATCATAAAGAAGGTATAGCTTCTGGTAATTTATTAACATGGTGGAGAATGGGTGATGGATTATTGGATGCTAAAAACTCTAGTGATTTTGATGCAGGAATAATTAATAACGAAGTTACTGTTAGTTTAGGAAGTGATTTATTTGGTGGAAAAGGAGATATGTCAGATGCTTCTTATTGGACAGAAGTAGGAGCTACTGATAAAATAGTATTTGCAGATGGTGTTTGTAAATTTCTTGCTTCTGATAATGGTACTGATAATATGAGTCTCAAGAAAAATGGCATTATGACTGTAGATAAAGTTTATAGACTAGATATTACAATAACTGCTAATGAACACGTAAATAATATTTTATTAATAAATTTTAGTGACCCTTATATTAATATAACGAATACTGGTGCAGCTAATCCAGGAGATTATACTATCTATTTTCGTGCAGAAAGTGCTAATTTTGAGCTTTATAGATGGTACTCAGATTCTAGTCAAGATACATCAAAATATATTTATTTTGACAATGCATTGCTCAGAGAAGTTACAGGAAATGCGCATTGCATTATGAAAAATATGTCAGAAGGAGATTTTGAAGGAGATACGCCATAATGAGCTATGAAAACAGAAAATGGGTAATAGTAAATGTATCCGATATAACTGAAGAAATGATAATAAACTCATCTGGAACAGGCTCTAATTCGCTGAGAAAAACATTGGATAATAGCAAGGCTATACTTAAATGGGATGGGGATACACCTAGTTGCTTTAATGGAATGACAACTTATAATCATAGTGAAATACTAACAGAGTTAAAAAAATCAGATTGGACAGAGGAAACAGAATAAATGGCTGAGAAAAAAGTAAAAAAAGTTGTATATTCGAGCAGTATAGGAAACCCATTTCATGGGAATAAACCTACTGTTAGAAGAAAAAATAATTTAAAGAGGTAATAAATGGCTGCAACTTTAGGACAAAGAATACAAGATTTAGTTGGATTTGATTATTCTAGTAATACTATAAATACAGAAGATGAGGCTATAGAAACAGCTGCGGCTGAAGTATTAGACGCTCTTCCCGTAAGTTTATTGCTAAAATATGCTGTTGCTCCTACTGATTTAACATCTGGTAGTCCTACTATGAGTACAGAAGGTAAAAAGATTCTTAGAGTAGTTAGAATTGAAGGCAGTAACGATAGTGCTATATTTATCCACAGAGTTTGTGAAAAAATAGATATAGATGAATATCTATCAATAACACAAGATACGAACAGTATTTACTACCCAACTGCATTTTCTCCTATATTTACAGAAGACCCAGAAAGTGGAACAACTGTATTAAAAGTATTTCCAGCATTAACTGGAAGTAGCGGAGATACTGTTGGTACAGCTAAAGTATGGTATATAACATACCCTATAGGCGCAGATGAAGAAAGTTTATCTGCAACAGATGGTCTACCTAACGAAGCAGAACATGCTATAGCTTTAAAAGCAAGCATATATATAATACAAACATTAATAAGCGATGCAGTTCAAGATGATGAGGATGATGAGATACAAGCTATGTTAAACGCTCAATCTCAGTCTTTACAAGCAATGTATCAAGCAGAAATGCAAAGATTAACAGGAGGCTCTGGAGAGCAAATAGGAGAGTAATTTATGGCAATAGCTACAGGAACATTAACAGTAACAATAACAGAGTCATTAGATGTAGGTACTACGGTTATGGATACAGCTACATCTGTAGCAGAAACCTTAACTTGCAATGATATATTTAAAAGGGTTATAACCTGTCCTACATCAGAAATAACTTTATATACAACTCATGCAAGTGCTGTTGCAGGAAGTCAATTTGACGAAGATAAAATAGCATATGTTAGAGTTACTAATTATGATGGCTCTAATTTTGTAACCTTAAGATTAACAGATGCAAATAATGATGAATTTGTCTATAAGTTAGAAGCTGGAAAGAGCTTTATGCTATGGACACATAAAACAGCTATGAACGCTGCTGCTGGAGCTGCTGGAGCTGTCGATGCAGACATAGTAAGTATGGAAGCTCAGGCTGATACAGGAGCTTGTGATTTAGAAATGTTAATAGCATCGGTAGCCTAAATGAATAGAATAGAATTATTAGAACTAGTAAAACAACATCATGCTCACATGGGAGAAGTTGAAATTTTAAAGCTGATAAATAGAGCTTTAGATGACTTTACTACTGAAACTGGAATTTTAAAAGAGTATGTAGATGTTCAAAATACTGTAGCTGGTCAAAGATATTATACGGTTGATAAATGCATTAATATAGTAAATGTATGGATAGATGATATTCTTATTCCAAGAATAGCTTCGGTTAATACAGCTATGCTTATAGATGATGATGAGCATGTTAATGCAGATAACGCTCTTGCTACTCCTTCTAGCACTAGCAATGAAAGATATTGGTATACTATTCAAGATGATGGAGATATAAAAATAGGTCTTGTAGAAAAAAGTAATCAATCTGTAAAAAGAGATGATACAATTAGTGATTATCAATCTGTTTCAGAAACTGGATTGCAAATAAGAGTTTACATGATGCGCAGAGCTGTTCATTTGCTTGCAGGTTCTAGCTCTGGTAGCACATATACTCCTGAGATACCAAGTATGTATCATGAAGCTTTAACATATAAAGCTATAGCTCAAGGGTATAAAGACCCTAGAAATCAGCAAATAGATGCCGCTCAGTATTTTGACAATGAGTATCAAATTTCAATTAAAAAAGCTAAGAAAAGAGCTAGAAGCAATAATGTAGCAACAGGGGTTATAGTGCCTCATAGTTATTAGGAGATAATGTGGAAAAAAAACTAGAAGAACTCAAGAAACAACAAGCTTTAGCTAAAGAGCTGTTTTTAAAGCTACAAGGAGCTATCGAATTACTAGAAGAAATGATGAAGGAGAAAGATGGCTCAAAAAAAGAAAAGTAAAGATTTTGATTTAGATAAATACAGAGAGCAAATGGTTGTTAGTTTAGAGGTCCTTAAGCATGATGTTAGGCATATTAAAGAAACTTTAGTTGACCAAAGAACTTTATTAAGAGAACAAAATGGACGAGTTAGAAGAAACGAAAAGTCTATTTCTAGAATATTTGGTATGGGAAGTGTTATATTTGGTGCATTTAGCGCCTTAATAACATGGTTATTTAACAAATAGGAGAATGAATGAAGATAATAATATCTAAGTTATTAAAGATGGTATTTACTCCAGCAATGAAAAAACAGATGTTTATTGCTTTGGGTGACCACTTAGTAGCGTCAACTAAAAACAAGTTAGATGATAAGATATGGGCAACAGTAAAAAGCAAGATATAAGATTTGTAATGCCTAATGATGCTTCGCCACATGGAAATGAGCCTTTGCTTACGATATGTGGCGATTTAGTATGTTTTCCTAATAAACCTGATATGGTTTCTAAATTAGGCATACTAGGGTCAAAAAGATTTGCAACTAAGCCAGAAGCTTGCCCTTGTTGCAATAGTGAAGCTGTAATGGGCATAGAAGTGCTAGGAGCTTATGAAGAAAGCTTAATATGGCAATGTATGAAATGCGATGAAAGATATCTTAGATTTACTAAAGACAAAACCAATAAGTTCCTCGAATTAGTAAAGGATACATACACTTGCCCAGAAGACTGGGGTTACTACCCTAAAGAGGAATTTAACTAGGAGAAGTATGGCTAGAAAAGGCGTAGTGAAACGTGCTATTGTCACTCCAGATAAGCACTTTCCACTAGCAGACTATACGGCAATAAAAGTGGTCTGTAAAGCAATTGAGTTGGTTAAGCCTAATATTTATATAGATTTAGGTGATACTGGAGAATGGGAAATGTTTAGTAGTCATTATTGGAAAGATAGAGAGAAGCCACCTTTGGAGGTTTTAATTCCAATGCTAGATAGAGAAGTTGAATTAGTTAATGAAGGTATGGATATTATAGATGCGTCTTTGGATAAGGCTAAATGCAAACAAAGACATTTTATACAAGGTAACCACGAAGTATGGTTAGACAAGTTTGTAACTAAGCATCCTTATCTACCTCAGTATGAAACTAAGAAAGCTTTAAAGTTAAAAGAAAGAAAGTATAAGTATTGGGAGTATATCTCTCATAAGAAGTTAAAGATAGGCAAGTTAAACTTTACACACGGTGATTATGTGCCTATACATCATGCTAAAAAGCATTTATCTTCTTATAAAGAGAATATAATGTATGGACATACACATGACCTACAGAGATTTACCGATACTGGTTTAGGAGGAACTCAAAGTGCTTGGAGCATGGGATGCTTAAAAGATATGAGTTCTGATAAGAATAAATGGTTAAGAGGTAACCTGCACAATTGGAACCATGCATTCGCTATAGTAGATTGGTTTGCTAATGGCGATTTTAAGGTTGAAGTAGTAGAGATAATTGATGGACGAACATCTGTGTGGGGTAAATATATAGATGGTAACTAAAAATGAACGAACAAGAACTACAGAGTCAA